GCAACCCTTAATAAAGAACGTGCGCGTAGTGCCGTTGTCATTTAAGAGCAAACGAGAACGCGTGGTTACGGACGGATGGAACGCAGCGAGGATGCGCCAATCAGTACGCACGCTTGAGCCGCCGTTTACCATTGTCTCTTCCGTGTTTGCAACCTCAATGTGCACCGCGATGGTCGCAAACGACAACCAAGACTCCTGCGCCTGGCCAAACGTGTCGACCGTAGCTACTGGATTCTGCGCCGTCATAACGAGGCGCATCATGCCTGATGGAACGTGCCCGGCCATTACCCAATCCCCTTGCCCATCATGCCGGTAATCCGATCCCAGTAGGTCGAGTCCAGGGCAACCGTGTCATCGCCGCGGCTTGCCACGTGGTGCGCGACGCGTTGCAGGAGCGCCATCTCGAGCAGTGGGTTTAGCGCTGCGTTACCTGCTGTTACGGTCAGGGTCACTGGGTAGGTCAGTGCATCGATGTCCATATCGACATAGACCAGACCGTTGATCATGATCTTTGCGCACGTGCCGGTAAGCGGCACCGTCGCGCTATCGTTGTAGACGGCCGTAGTGCCCGCCAGGTCGCCTTGGCGCTCCAAACGGAGGTACAGACCGCCGTAGATCGTCACGGGCGCTGCGGGCACCCACTGCGTCCTGGTGACCGACTCCACGCACCACCCGGTTCGCTCTTCCAGTTCGCGTACGGCAGCAGACCAGGCAATGCCAATAGCCGGGTCATCCTCCGTGTGAGGAATGCGGGCCCAACTGCGGAACTTTGCAATGTCTAAAGCCATTGTTCCTCGCTGAGGGGGGGTGGGGCCGAAGCCCCACCCACCCAAAGGATGAGAGGATCAGAATCAGGCGTTCGTCACTTGCAACTGCACCAGCGCATTGACGCGGGTGAAGTTGGAGTTGGCAAACTGCATGCCTTGGTAACGAATACGCGCAGTGCCGGACAGCGAGAACTCGTCGCGGGTGATGGACATTCCCGGGCCCCACTCGCGGATGGCGAATGACTCGGAGATGTTGCCCAAGACTGCGATGCAGTTCTTACCGGCTGCGGATGAAACGTGCGCTGGGAGGTACTCGGTGATGTAGACCGGGAGACCCATCAGCGTGAACGGAGCAGCACCAACAAGCGCGGCGTCTGCGCTTGGCACAAAGATTGGAACGCCGTTTACGAGCAGACCGGCGATCGCTGCATACGTGTCCTGCGGCAGGATCCAAGAAGAAGATCCCCAATACGCTGCTGGCAACTTCGTGTAGCGCATTTCAGACAACTTCGCAACGGTTGCACCGGCAGTAATTGCAAGGGCGCGAGTTGTGCCGGTGCTTGTCGCTGTGGTGATGTTGATATCGGTGGTGACGCCGGTCGATGCTTTGACGGTAAAGATGCCCGTCGGTGCATTGGTTCCGGAACCAGCCACGTAGCCCCACTCCAAATTCTTGAGCAGCTGGCGCTGGAGATGCTCGGTGACTTCCATTTCCACGTTAAATCCGGCGTCCGATTGCAGAATCAGTTGCTGACTCACTTCGGTCTTCGGCAAGCATGGGATCGGTGCAAGAGGCACTTCCTTGAATAGCGGGTCAGCAGCAGTTGTTGCAACCGTGCCGGTGTCGTCTTGCGTCCAAGCAGAGGTGTAGTCCGCAGTCTTCAGCGTGCTGAAGCGCAAGGTTTGGTAACCCTGAACGCCAGTGCGGAGGTCTGCGATGTTACGCATGATGCTGTTGGCATCGAGGTACTTGAGAACAGCGTCTTGGTAGACCTTAGGAATCAGGATCGAACTTGACGCGGTTGAGATCAGTTCGCGCTGCTCGGGCATCTGGCCGGTGCGGAGGTAGTTAACAAACTGCTCCTCGTACTTCTTGGAAGCGCGAATGTCCATCGAGCGTTCTTCGGTCTTCTTGCCGAGGTTCTCAATCGCAGACGATGAAGCGAAACGCTCGCGCACTTGCGCTGCGCGGATCTCTGCATCGAGCTTGCCAAGTTCGTTAGCGACTTCGTGGCCGCGGGCTTCAACCTCGACGGTCATAGAGTCTTGTGCGAGAATGGAATCGCGCTCTGCAACGAGCGCCTTACGGGTCTCAAACATTTCGGACAGTTTCATAGCGGCATCCTTAGACGCAGACGAAGACGGGCTAAGCCCGAGGAAAGATGTCGTGCTTCGGCGCTCGTCTGCGGATAGGCGCCGTTTTCTACGATGGAAACTTCTCGCAGCGCAACCTGCGAGAGTGTGCGAGTGTTGCCGCTCCACGAGTCGGCGATGACTTGGAAACCGAAAGACATCTCAGACAAGACGCCAGCGTCCACCAACTGGCGGACGTCCTTGGCGCGTTGGGTGTCTGGGAGCGTCACCTCAAAGGCGAGGCCGTGTTGATCGCTGCGCAGTTGCAGCAGTCCGCTCTTCGTGTTTGCAAGCAAGTCGCGCGTGTCGTGACCGACAAGGAGCGAGATGTTGCTACTGAGTGACGAATCAAACGCGCCGCGGGCCACACGTTCGGTAAATGGCTTGCCGCCATTAATGCCGCGAATCGTCAACGGGTGACTCGGAGCGTCATAGACCGAGGCGTAGCCGCCGATCTTGTCGCCCGTCATGGCTAGTTTGGCTGTGCGAATCTCAAGCAATGTCTTCACCTCCATCAATGTTTCCGGCCGCGTTGTCGCCTTGCGTGGCGCTCATGCCGCCTGGCATCGACACACTTGGAATCTCGAACTGTTCGCCTTCGATCGGTGGCAAACCCATGCGCTTCCGACCGTCGTTCGGTGAGAGGATCCCGGCGAGGACAAGTTTTGACAGCGCCATGCCGGCATCGCGCATATTGCCGCGGAGCAGGACGTCGGTATCAAGCCTTGCGTGTTCGCCGGGCCCGCAGAGTTTTCGCGTGATCTCCGACTCCCACGCTGTCACCCATTGGGCGAGTGCGCCGTCAACGTAGGCGCGTGCAGTTTCTGATTGTGAGGACAGCGCCCCGCCGCCCTGCTGGTAGAGCATTTCAGGAGGAATTCCAAAGGCGCGCGCCACTTCCTGAATGGAGAACCGGCGCGACTCAAGCACATTGCTGGTGCTTTCGCTGATCTTCTCGGCCTTCATGCCCTCGCGCAAGATCAACGGGCGCGACGCACCTTCAGGCGTCGAGTGCATCGTCTGCCAGGCGTCGCGGATGGCTTGCACCGTCTGATCGGACATCGCGCCCGGGTGGCTAATGCTGATCTTCCCGCCACTTTTGATGAGCGCCGAGTGCGCTGCGTCCTGGTCTGCGGCTAGATTGAACGCCGCCCGGGCAGCGTCTAGTGGCCCAATGAACCAATCCGGCCGCAGTGGGTCGGGGTAGCAACCAAGGTGAAGCACCTGGTCAGATGACAACGTAGTACCGGCAAGTTTGTAGACCACACCGTCTTCAGTCATTTCTGAACTGATGGCGTTGGTAGGCATCGGTTGCAGTTCCGCAACAGCCCCAGAACTATCGCGCCGAATCAGCGCTACACCGTTGCCGGATTCAAGGGCACACGCGGTGATGTAGCGTCGGAACTCGTAACCTGATTGCCAGCGCGATGCGTCGCGGCTCATCAGTTGTGTAATCGGCGAGTCAACCAATTGACCGTCGCTATCAACGACGTGGAACGGTAGCCGTGCAAGGTCTGCCGATATCAATTGAATTGCTCGAACGACCGCAGGGAGGGACGATATAGCCGGTGCGGCTAGCGGCTCCGGCCGTGCGTAGACGACCGTGGCGCTTCTGAATCCCATGAACCTGGCGAAGATGCTCACTCACGCATGGAACAAATGTGCCTGAGTGTGTCAAGCGATTATTTTTGACTTGTCACCTTAACCGATCGGACAACTGCTTGTGCTTAGTCCGGTTGCCTCGCGCACCTGGTGATGCTCCATCAGCAGCGCTGCCATGTTGCCGGAAACGATGACATCCATGTTGCCCTTGCCGCCGCGTCCCTTTACCGGCCGGATGTTGCCAACATTGTCTGAAATCAAGGTGATTTGGTTGAGTCCAGACACCAAAACGGGGTCGTTGTTGTAGGTTAATTGCCTACTTTTCAGGAGGTCTGCCCAGCATTTCCAAGCCGGTGCCATCGTGCGGATCGACTGGTCTACCGTGACGATGGGCCATCCACGGTCAATCCATCGCTTGATGTCACGTGCTTGCGCCGGATGTGGGTCTACTCCAATCTTGCGGACGTCATACGTGGCGATCATGTTCTCTAACTCTGCCTCGACCACGCTCATGTCTTGCCATTCACCAGGCATACGCCGCAAGTGCCCTGCTTGAATCCACTGCTGCAATGGGTTCTTGCACTTCTTCTCGTCGAGTGCAATGTCAACGCCCGCCCACCAGCACACGTTGCGGCCGCGGATCATCTTTCCATCGACCACCATCAAGGTCATGGCGGTGAGGTCGAGCTGCGGGCCGTAGCCACCTCGGCTCAGGTCAATTGCAATCACCGCCGGCTGTCCGCGCAATCGCGTCCAATCAACCTCTTCAAATTGGCGCTCAAGGATCGCAGTATCGACATCGGACGTAGCAATCGTGTGATATCTGCACGCCAACTGCGTTTCAAACTCGGCAATCTGCACCGGATCGCCCGTATTTAACATCGTTTGCGCCGCCAATTGCAACTGCGTCGGGTCAACAATCGTGCCTAAACCAGGGTGCGCTTTCGCCCAAACAGCAGGGTCTGACGCCGAATCCTCGGTATCTAAGCCGTAAATCATGGGCCACCACCCTGCTGGATAGGGCGTTCCGTCAGCAATTGCAGCCTCACACGCCTGCCAGTAGCCCCAAATCGGGCGCGTTCGCTGTTCCGGATCCGGCGTTGTAATTGCCAACAGTTGCGACGTGGCAAACTTGGCGAGACCAGTGAGCAAGCGCCCAAACGCCTTGTCCATGCGACTGCATTCGTCCGCAATCGTGAGTCGACTTGTCAAACCGTCAAGGGCGCGATCTGTGCATGGCAAAGAGATGTAGCGGTTTCCACCGTGCACTACTTTGCCTGGGTGCGCCGGCGTCGAGCCGCCCGAGGATCGCCATCCCTGCTCGTCTTTGTCGCTGTCATCAAGCGCCAGCGTGCGGCACATGGTCGCCATACGCTCGAAAGTCTTCTGTGCTAAACGGCCGTCGGGCGCTACCGATGAGAACTCAAGCGCTTGCGATCCGTTGCGCATGGCCGCCATAATCATCGATGCCGCGAACTCGGTCTTGCCGTTGCCACGGGCCACCACCAACAGCAGCGCCTTCGTCGCGGGCGTGTCGGTCTTCACCTTGGCGATTACCCGCCGCCTGGCGAGGAGGATCATCGCTACCAGGCATTGCCACGGCATCCACTCAAGCGGAGTGCCTGCGCCTTCCTCGACGCCTTGCCCGCACTTGCGTGCGAACGCCCGAGCCTCCTCGGCGCGTGGCTCATCCCACCACACATCGTGCGCCGCCGGAGACTTGCGCTCCGCTAGGTAGCGCTTGCAAGAGTCAACGATCCGCAAGTTGGCGACGGCACTGCCGCTGGCGATCGATTCGGCGTACGCGTCGGCTAGGTCGGCGCATAAAGGTGGTCGTTTACTGTGTTTACGGCGTGAGTCTGTTCCGCCTG